AACACACCCTGCATAATATCGCGGTCTATGTTGGAGGCGACTGTTTGAAGGATTTTCGAGGAGTTTTGAATAAGCATAGACAGGCCGCTAGCTGTACGGCCCAAACCACCAGTAGGAGGAACACCTGTGAGAAAGCGAGGGATAGCTGATGCTTCATCAGCCAAGCTTGAAAACTGGGTATATACGTTAAGCAGATCACCAGAGTTAGATTGAGGTTGAAAAAATATAATAGGTTCCTGCTGATTATTTCCAAACGGATCGGATTTAACATGCCATCGCTTCCACGGGTACATGTCCTCGGCATTCTCACCGTCGCTTAGACGGTCGTCATTGATAACGACCTGCGGACCCGACGCGATGGAAAGGTTATTGACAAGCGCCCGTAGCGCCGCATTCGACACCGTTTGGATATCTGCAAGCAGATCGGGAAGCCCATTGCCGACCGGAGTGCCAGGTATCTTTTCAAACGACGTGACATAATATTGATGCCGCTTGCGTGGCGAAGGAGATTGTTGGACTTTGACGACGTGCCGCCCAATGAGCCACGCATTAACGAAATAGTCTCGTAACGGATCAGGGATGGTTCTGGGGTCCATCCCCAATTCAAGTAAATATCTTCCTTGAGCATTCCCCTGATACTCCAAACATGCGATCATCCCTGATTGGTTGAATCGAGGATTTTCACGGCTTTCCAAGATTGCTCTTTCCGAGTCAGTCTGATCCCAGTTATCGACCAGCCCTCCTCGGCCATATTCGTCGAGAACGGCACGAACTTCGGCGACATTGTAGCCGGGCAAGTCCAGCATATCGTTAATTTCACGACGGGTAAGACGGGTTCGCTCGATGATGTTTGCATCTTCGATCCTTGTTGCACCCGGTGTCCAATAGATATCGAATGGACTAACCCGCTCCCAAGTCAGCTTGGGAACATCCACGACTGTGGCGCGACCCTTCCCGAATGATTGTTGAGCTTGCTGGTTCCACCGTACTTCTGTTTTAATTCTAACGGTGGGGCCTTTAATAACGGCATAGGGGAATAAAGGTAAATCGACTAAAAATTCGCCAAAGGCTTGATAGAAATTTCCTTCTGCTAATATCTCTTCTAATTTGTCTTCCGCTATCTTAGCCTGTTCGACCGCAATACGCTTGGCTTGGTCCCTCGCATCTTCGACCAACCCGCGATATCTGTCGCGGATTTCATTGGCTTGAGGCATGGGTGGGGGTGGAGCGGGTGGCATAGGCGGCGGTATACCCGCTTGCATAGGGTCGCCCGTTGGTAGGGGTGGACCCGATGTATGAGAGGGAATACTCGCGTCCACCATCCACGGTGGCTGACCTTGTGCCGCACCAGCACGATGCGCTTCCATAACCCCTGCCAAGTGCGCTCGGTTCGCATGTATGCCTGCCAAGTGCGCTTGTACCGCTTTACTAACTTCCTCTTGGATGAGTTGGTTGATGGCGTCAAGGATGGGTGGGGGAATGTCAGGATCAGTCGGCGCTTCAAGTGACCACGGCCTGTCGGCACCAAGATACACGTCTCGGAGAAGGCTCGACGTACCGCGGCACTTCTGAGCGATAATGCGCGCATAAACAGATGATCCACCAAAGCGCTTGATCTCCTCAATGATCTCTGGCTCGTACACGCCATTGAAGGCGCGTAGGGCGCGCATCAAGCGAGCAGACCAGCCGGAGGCTGTGTCGTCGCGATGACGCCGCATCATAATGAATTGATCTGTGATGAAGCCCGCTAACCCAATCATCCCTTGGGTGAGGCGGTACATATCGGGGGGCGGTGCAGCTTGGGCCGACCGCGTACTGTCATTCAGTTGAAACTGTGCCTGTGTCGCATCGCGACTTACGACGCGCAAGTTCCCCGGTAAAGCCATAGCATTTTTACGTCTGCTCTTAACTGTTAGCAGTTAACGCAAGCTACGCTTTACGCACACCACGCAATAACGCTTGACAAGCCCCCCAATATGTGCTACACGACGCGCACAATTGGCCGCGCAACATACGGGAATATATGGGGAATGTCAAGTGGTTTTCGGAATATTCTTAATAAAAAATTCCTTTCTGATAAACACAATATACAAGTTCTTTTAGATATTATGGAAGCTGCTAGAACAGAGCGCTTCAAACGTAATATGAAATTATTTCCCTATCGTAGGCGGGCAGGGATCACTCGTAGAGCCAAGCGAGTTAAAGTTACACTGCCAGCAGTTAGGATACTGGACGATGGCAAACTCTGAAATAGCGAAAACAGGCTATTTGGATGAAGATAGGTTGCGGCAGTTAGCGGTGGAACTCGCCCGCGATATCCATGAACCAAACGCTATTCTCAAACATCTCGGCTTAAGCGAGGATGATTACAACGTTATCAAAGATACACGCGCATTTAAGAATATGTATAATCTAGCGTTGGGTGAATGGAATGCAGCGAGCAATACACCCAAGCGGGTTAAGCTCAAAGCTGCGGCAATGACAGAAGAAGTGTTGCCCATGTTCTATGCCGATATAGCGGAACGCAAAGAAAGCTTAACGGCTCGCGTAAGCTTGCTCCAGACCTTATCTAAGATAGGGGGTTTGGGCAACCCAGAACCGCTACCACCGGGTGGTGGCAATCACCAATTCTTTAAACTGGAAATCCATCTGCAAGGGCGCAAAGACCCGATTGTTATTGATGGACAGCCCTTAACTGCCAGCAGTGATATGGATGTGGTTGGGTATGGTATACCAATGGAGGCCGTGGATGATCAAGAAGGGCAAGAAGCTAGCGAAGCAATTGGTGATAGACTTAACGAAAGCACTCTCGCCGCAAACGAACCGTTTGACGAGTTCTAAAGAAAGCGCAGAAAGGAAATCTGGGGGAGGTGGTTACTCCTATCTGCCGGTCCTCGCCATGCGATGGAAGCAGATGACAATAAATTACTATTATGCCGAGCCAGAGGGTTGTTCTTATGTTGTCAATCGCAGAAACGGTAAGTTTAGTTGCTACTGGATAGCAAGTGTGAAAAACGATGGTAAACCAGATGCAATCATATTGGGTGATATGTTTATGAACGTATACGAAGCGCAAGAAGTGTGCGAGGCATGGGAATATGAGCGTGTGAAGGGGATAGAGAATGGATCAGCGACCCAAAAGCTCATTGAATAAACCAGAGAGCATAATGATTCTTGAACGAGTAACAAAATTACTCGACAGGATTTATCCTAACCCTACACACATACAAAAAGCTTATGTTGCCAACGCCCTGCTTATGATTGCAGCGCGCATGATGGCGAATTGGCCCGACCATATCATTGATGATTTCATCGCGTTATGGAAGCAAGAGGTTATGAAAGCGAGAGGTAAACCTAATCCTCCAACCCCGCCTCTTTCCTCATAAGATAATCCAACGCCTCTTCCATACCCATAATCCGTACATGTAACCAATGCACATACCACGATAAAGAGAATAACCACAAACCTACTATAAGAACGATCCATAACATATTATCTGAACTTCCATGTATGCCCATATTGGTTCATTTCGACCACTGTCATCTGATCGGTCTTCAGTATCTGCACAGTAAACTGATTGTCTTGTATAGCGGTTATGATAGCCGGTATCCACACTTCTTTAACATCAGGAGCACCCGTATCATACCTTCGCTCATAGTCGAACTCAAGCCGCTTGAGCAATATAATTCCATCAATTAATAATTTATTCTTTAAGTCCACGCTAGCGCGCTTACCCTTGGTCTAGGACGAATAATCTTACGACGATTAACCACTCGCCCCAGCAACCATGAATAAGCGCTCATCGACCCGGCAATCAAACAAACGTATTGCAGCGCATCGGAGACATGCGAGAAATTGTTCTTATCGGGTATAGAGCGGGATTGATCGTATCGATCTTTCGTATACCGATACCCCCCGTTCATCGCTTGAACTAGAGTAGGACATTTAGCTCGGTCAAATAAGACAGCCCCTCCTCCATCGATTTGTCGAAGCAGCATAGCCTCAACGCCTCGGATACGCGGGTCAATGTCGTTTGTCGGAGCGCGCTCGGCGGGAAGGCCAAGCGAGGTAAGAAGATCGAAATGGTTAAGCTCAAAGAGACTGTCTTTGTACTCTCCACTGGGATCTCCAACAACAACAATCGGCAGTCCAGCGTAACGCTCCGTGAGCAATGCCGGAATAAGATTTTGCTTGACGTGCTGTTCAAGGCCGATATCAACTCCTGCGACCTCTTCCAAGCACTGGAGCCTTCCTCGGTGATCGAGTTGAGTGATAAGTGACCAAGGGTTTCGTCCAAAGTCTTGACCCACAACAAGTAGCCTCGCGGGAACAGGCGTAAGGGTTTCTCGGACGTGGAACTCATAACGGAAGCTTTCTTGGTATACGGCGGAACCTGAAACGTCCCTGCCAAACTCAGCCATAACATAACGTCTAATATAATCCTCAGTGCCTAACGTCGCCAATCTATTGTAATACCCTCGCCCCTGCGCTATACGTGCGGGATGCCCCTCTGGTAACATTAACGTATCGGCAGTCTGATCGAGGTGATCTAAGTTCTCAGCTTCAAAGCTCAGACCGCTAGGCTGACGAAACACCTGCCACAAAGGAGGCGCATTTAAAATAAAATCGCACCACGGCGTATTCACGATTGGCATATTGGTATCGGCTATGATCCCTCGCCATGTTGGTGCGCCAAACTCTTCATTGGGAAACCGGCCACATCGTCCGGCAATATGAGATAAAAGACCTATATCGATCTCAGAAGCTTCGTTTATGTAGGCCCCAGTTAACTGTGTAGAGAGTAGACGTTTTATATCTTCAGGGTTCTCTAGAGGGATATACATCCACTCTGAATAGATATCTCCATAATCT